GAGCGAAGACTTCAGTGTCTTCGAGGTGCCGTCCCAGCGGCACCTGCGGCGCGTGGTGGGGGCAGTCACGTCGGCAGCGAATTCCAGGTACTGGAGGTCGGAGCCCACACGCGCGGAGCCGTTGGGCTGGAACTGATAGCCGATGCCAGCCAGCGTTTGGAACGCCATCTGGTCCATACGGTCTGCCAGCCAGTAGCTCAACACGTCGCGGGAGCTGTTGCGGAAGTTGAAGACCGACTTCTGCTCGGCCATACGGCCTTCGTTCTTGTTGGCATTGCGCAACTGGTCATAGCGGATGACCTGCTCGAATGTCTGCATGCCCTCTTCGTTGCCTTTGAGGGTGCGGTCGCCTGCGACACCGTCGCCCGTCAGGTCGGCCAGCAGCGTGATGACTGCGCGGGTACCCTTGACGCTCTTGGTCAGCTCGGTGACGTGGTTAATCATGGCGCCGTTGCCAGCGCCCATGAACTTGGAGATGAACGACTTGTTGCGGGCATTCTTCCAGAGGTCCATACCCCAGATTGTTTTTTGTTCGGCGGTGAGTAAGCCGAGGTTGGTGGTAGTCATCGAATGACTCCTTTCGTAGATTGAAGACACAAACACATGGCCTTTCAGCCCTGATGCCGCGTGTCGTCGCAGCTGACGAAGTTGGAGGTGTTGTCGTAACCTACCTAAACCGATAGCGCGATTCTAATGCACATCTAATATAGATGTGAGAAATAAATTGCGGGGGGTTGGGAAACCCGAGCACTAATCGGGGTGCGGCCTACACCCCCCGCTGGTATCCAGATTTAACTGAGGCCACAACCTGTCACTTTGAAGCCAGAAGTGCGTTTTTGTTTGCGCTGCCAAATGTCGTGCCTGTGTAAAAAGCGACGCAGCCAGCCCAGACTGTGGACAGTTGCCCCACCATCACCATAACGATCTCATTGCCGCGCAATTCCGGATGGAAAAACAGTAGCGACAAGACGCCGAAGAACCCCATCGTCACCATCACGGTAATCACCGCAGGCATGCGCGAGTGGGTTGCAATCTGCATCTGCCGTGCGGAGTCCTGGTTTTTGAACTCCAGCTCGGCGTACTTGAACCCGCGCTCGCGCTCCTGGTTCTGATAGTCCAGCTCCAGCTTGCGAATCTCCGCGAGGTGGTCAGCGGTCAGCTTGCCGTCTGCAAACATCTTGCCGATCGTGTCCGCCGTGGGGGCCGACATGCCGAAGATCGAGCCTATGGCTGTGATGGCCGCGCCCGCGAGTGGGCCGCCCAAAGCAGTGGCTACAGTGGGAGCGAGGGTTTTGAGTGCGTCTTGCCAAGCCATGATTTACCCCCAGGGGCGTGTACCGGTGCGGTCGATGATTAAAACCTCACGCCGATTGCGTGGGCCGAAACTGATATGGACCCATGCACCGTATTCGTAGATCAACTGGTCATACGGGACCGTACTATCAACAAGTAGGGCCACAATCTCGCGCGGGGTGCCGAATGCAGGGCAGGTGAAATCACACGCCTCCCCCAGCAGGTGCTGGCTGCGCCTTGAACCCCTCGCTACCGTGTTCAGCGTGGGCGACCTGTACCCACTGGAGATGACGATAGGCTTGCTGCCCAGCGCCGCGCGTACCATCTCCATACCCGCTGCTGTGGCGCTCAGAGCCGCCACAGTTGTCGCGTGCGGGGTGTTGTCGAGCCCCATGCGCGCCGCAGTCTGGCTGTGGGTGAATTCCTCAAGCGTGAAGTGAGGGGACAGGTTCATTTCTCTCTCCCCCACGTTCACAGCATCAGGTCAGATAGCGCCAGCACTAAAGTGACTGCGCACAGTAGTACCAGAAGACCCACGGCACCAAAGAAGAGCCATTCGTAGTGCATATTCAATCCTCGTCATCAGTTATGTCCGGGTACACATACGTCAGTAACCACACCACGACAACCATGGCCACGACGCCCAAGAACAGTGCCAGCAGAAATTCATCAGGGCCCTACGGATGTACCCCATAAAAACAAACGTCAGGTACCGTCATGGCAAACTCCCGCTGGCTCCAGCTTGGCCACCAGTTGTATGCCGTCCGTAGGCACCACAGGCCGTGGATACCCGTGGGCAATTCCGTAGTGTTGTGGGTGGTGAACTCGCCCATCTGCGCGGTGAACAGGCCCCCTTCCAGTACAACCTGAGCAGGGACTACCCCTGGGGCGTACACCGTGCGCAATACACCGATGGTTTCTTCGGCCAACCCTTCGAATCTCCGTGTCTCCAGCACCCGGATAGCGCCTGTTTCCGGGTCGCGTGCGGCCATCACAGACACGTCCGTCTGGCGAATAGGCTCCGGTGAGTACACCGTCCGGTACGCGATGAACAGCAGCACGCTCAGGGCCACCGCCACGAAGATGGTAATCAGGTGGACCCGCGCGGCGTTTTCCTTGCTCGGCGGGCGAAAGAACTCTGCCAGTTCACGTGTTGTCATTTCGAGGCTCCTGACTTTTGAGGTTCAGCAGCTGGGGCCTTCACGTTGTTGACCCATATACCAAACTGCGTCTGTAGCCCGAGAAGGCCGATACCTGCCGCCGCCACAAGCACTACATTGATGACAGTCTTGATGATGCCGTTGCGCACCTCCAACCGCAATTTGGCGTTTTCCTCCTGTCGTTTCGCTTTATCTGCTTCATGGAGTGCCCACCGCTCATGGTCGGTCAGGTGTGCCCGTGGGTCTTTGTTGGGGAGCGCGTTCAGTGTGCATTCCATGAAGCTGTTGAACGCGGAGTTATACAAGGCGAGGGAGTCCGCCACAGCCTTTATATCCGCACGCACTGTCTCCACATCCTCCTTGTGCGCCTTGAACCCGTCACGAATCCACTGGTCACACGCGCGCCGCGTGGTCATATCCTGCGCAGAGGGCTGTGCCGGTACCGGCGCCGGGGGTGGGGTGGATTCGGACATGTTCGTTCTCTTACAGCGTATCGCCGCGCATCTTCGACAGCTGTTCGTCGGTCAGCTTGGCAAATTCCGCCTGGCTCATCTTCATCACGGCGTGAACATCAGTCGGACCACCCATGCGGTCGCTGTCCGTGCCCGTACGGGCTAAGCTCGGCGGTGTCTTCCCGACAGCAGCGGATGTACGCCCCACGGCGTCTTTCTTGCGTTCCGCTGCCACGTCTTTATCTGCTACGCGCGGTGCTGAGCTGGTGGCCAGTTCCTGACGTGTGGTGCGGGGCTCAACCAGCGCTTTGACCGCCTTCTGCAGCGCCTGGGTGGGGGTATGCCCCTTCATCTGGTACGCATCCTTGAGCTCGACCACCTCTGCCATCAACTCGGCATCAAAATCGTCATGATCTGGGTTCAGCGTAGGGAATGCGCTCTCGATGCGCTCCAAACTCGTGCTGTACCGCGCACGCTCTGTAGCCCGGGCTTCGGCGGCATGAATCTTCATGTCGCTCTTCGCCTCTGCCATGTCGCGCTCAGCTTTACGAATCTGGGCCATCACGGATGTGGCCTTGTCGATCTCGCCGTCGGTCAGGAGGTTCGCATAGTCCTTCTCCAGCTTCATCACCTGGTCTTCCAGGGCGGTAATCTCCTGGTTCACGTTCGCCACCTGCTGACCGTTCTGGTATTGGGCCAACTGGCGCTCCAGCTCGGCACGGCGCTCGCGCTCCTTGTTCAGCACAGCTTCGTGACGGCTTAGCGGAATCCGGCTGTCCTTCTTGGGCTCCTTCACCTCTGTATCGGGTTCGGGCTTCTCGGCGCCGAGTTCTTTTTCCAACTCAGCGGCTGCTTTTTCGGCGTCCGGGTTCTCGGGGTCTACGTCCTTCTCTTCGGTATCGGGGAGGATGTCGCCGCGCTCGAGGGCTGTAGGTTCGTGGGTTTCTGTCGTCATAGTGCTCTCCGGTGGTTAAGATTTACTCGTCGGCAAACGAGAACGATTCGCAGTCTGCTGTCCTGTCGGCGGCTTCGCAGCGGCGATGGCAGCGTCCTGCGCGGCCTTGACGCGGGCGTCCATGCGCTTCTGGGCCAAGTCCCGCTCCTTCATCTGAATTTCAGCGTCGAGCTTCTCGCGCTCCAGCTGATGTTCGCGCTCGGCGAGGCTCATCTTCTGAGCCGTCTCCTGTTCCTTTAACATGGCGGTGTGCTCAGCCGTCTGACCCTTGATCTGAGCCTCTGCCATCTTCGCCTGAGCACCACCGTCCTGCGGGCCGTTGATGATCTCCTGGGTCTTGGCACCTTTGAGCTGTGCGTCAGCGTGCTTCGAGGCAGCTTCGCCCTCGGCTTTTCCGACCTCTGCCGCCTGCATGCGCTGCTGCAGCTCTTTGGCCGCCAGTGCTTCGGGGCTCTCCTGATCGCCCTGCATCTGCTTGATGATGTCCTTCTTGTTCATCAGCCGGCTGGCGTCGATCACGACGCTGTCCGGGATCATGATGCCCGCTTCCTTCATGGCCATGATCTGCTCGAACTGGGAATCTTCAAGCGTTTCGCGGCGCGGTACGCTGGTGACCACCACGTCGTACTCACCGAGGGTGAGGTCGTTCAGAATCTCCTGGTAGGGCGACTCTGGCGGCTCTTCGCCGGTCTCTGGCTCGGGGTTCGGCTGGTTGATCTGGAACGTCTCACTCTCCCCGGTGGTCTGGTCGTGGGTGATCGTCATCATCCGGGCTTCGGTGTAAAACTCTTGGACCAGATCGAGGACATTGCGCGCAAGGATCGCGTCTGTGCGGGTCAGGTTGTCCAGCGGCTTGACCAGGTTCGTCGAACCGGCCTGGCGCTTCTGCTGGATGGCCTTGGCAGCCACATCAGCGCGATCCATGCCCTGCATGCTGTCGCTGACGCCTGAGATCGTCTTGATACTCTCTTCAGCTTTATAAGATATGCGATCAAGACCCTGCGGTACCTGGTTAGGAGAAATCTTCTGGACATCTTTGTCGGGGTCCCCGTTTACCTCAATGACCAGCCCGGTCTGGGCGCCCTTCTCTTCGAGCTCCTCGGCGGTCATATTCGTGAGCACGCCGGTGCGTATCTTGTAGCCAGAGTTCGCCGTGGTGTTCACCACGTGCAGCTCCTGGCTGGTGACCTTGTTCAGCAGCTCCTGCGGCCCGAGCAGATTCTCAACCAGCCCGATGGTGTTGCCCCGGCGGAAGTGTGGAAAGTACGGAACCACGGTGAAGTGCTGGTAGGGGCTCCAGTCGTCGTGTAGGATGATGTTGTCGGCAGCCACCGTCCAGCGGATACGGCGCACGAGCTTCGGCACGACCTGAAAGCCGTATTTTTCGACGAAGAAAGCAATGCGGTCACGGTTGAACTCCTCGGGGACGGGCCTCATGTCCCCGGTCTGGGGGCTCAGGAAGTATTTCTGCCGGTCTAGCTGGCGGTACTGACGCTCGATGATGCGGACGTTGCGCAGGGTCGTGGTGTCCTCGCCGCTGCCCTCGTAGCTGGTGTCATTCCCGCGCATGCCGAACCGGTCGCGGTTCACCGTCATGGCGTCGTGCTCGAAGGTCAGGCTGGAGCCCACCTTCAGGCGCAGCGCTTCGGCGTCAGCCTTGTTGTACAGTACCTCGATGTCGTCGGCAGTGAGCCATTTGCTCGTGAACACCTCCGACCAGGTATCGGGGTCGTACTCCTCAGCGTCCGGGTCAACGATGACGTTCTTCGGGTTCAGGCTGTCGATGGTGACCTCGCCCTCCATGGAGTCTTTGTATGCCAGCCGCACGTCCAGAAAACCCCGGCTGCCGATCACACCGTCGGCGAACATGTCGCTGCGCTTCCAGTCCAGGTGGTTGTTATCACTGATCTGGCGAAACACCTTCGTAAGGATGTCGGCCACCTCGCTGGGGGCGCCGGAGCGTGGGCGGAAGCTGATCTCGGCCCGGTTGTTGATCTGCTCGCCCAGCACGTTGGACACTGTGGAGAGAATCTTGTTGATCGTCAGCACCGGCCGGCGCACCGCCTGGAGCTTGGCGCGGTCGACGGGGTCCCACTGGTCCCCGGCAAAGAAGCGCTCGCACTTGTCAGCCTTTGCTACGAAGTCTATGTGGCCGTGGTCACGGCAGTAGACGAACCTGCTCCAGGTTTTTGCTGCGAGCTCGTTATTTATGGGCATATCAGGCGCTCATGAACGAGCCGGAGCCCGTGTGGTTGATCCGGTCGCGCCAGGACTTCTGGGGCTTGACGGTTGTGCCGCGTGGGGGCTGGCGGCCGATGGCCATCTGCACGGCCCAGCTAAGGGAGTCGACCATGTCGTCGTGTGCCCCGGCAGGAAATCTCAACATCTCCTGGCGGCACGCATCAAACCACTCACCTGCCGAGCTGAAAGACACCATCCCCTGCTGCATCCGGCCCTGGAGCGGGCGCGCACGGGCGAGTTTGTCCGTGATGGGCTTGAGCACCTGGAGGGAGGGGTACACGCGGCGTTCTCTCATGCGTTTCTTTAATAGAGCTTCGATTGCGCGATAAATCTGGCCGTCTTCAAAACCGACCGATAGGCTGGGACTATACCACCGCTCACATAGATTGAGAATAGCTTCGACGATGAAGAAAGCATCCCCGCTCTTGAACCTCATCTGGTCTGCTACGTGCAGCACGTCGTGCTCGTCGTGCAGCAGCACGGTGCCGACCGTGTAATCGTTCGTTTTCTTCTCACTGATGGCGAAATCCCAAGCGATGTACACGCTGCACTTGCTGGTGTGAGGGGGTTCGGCGCGGCGAAAGGTGTCCTTCGTGAAGTACGCTCCGTCGTCTGGCACTGGGTTCTGCTGGTACAGGGCTGACCAGAACCGTGGGGAGATGGTGCGCCTGATCTGGTTGAGCTTGGCAAGGTCGTAGCGCTCGGGGTGCAGGGCTTCGCCCTTGAGACGCAGGAGGACACCGTTGGTGGGTGGAGCGCCTCGGGCGATGAGGTCTGTGTCGTAGTCCAGATACTCGTCCTCCTCAGCGATGGCGGGGTACTTCACGACCACAAACTGGTCTGCGTCGGGGTCTGCAGTCATGGCGTTCTGCAGGCGACCTGCCAGGTCATCGTCATGCCACCAGGTCTGTACCACCAGCACCCCGCCGCCGGGGGCCAGGCGGGTGTACGCGGTCGATCCATACCAATCCCATAATTTTTCGCGCGTATCAGCGGAGTCCGCCTCCTCCGCATTCTTCAGCGGGTCGTCAATGATGAGCAGATGCGCGCCTTTGCCGGTAATACCGCCGCCCACACCTGCCGCGACGTAACCACCAGCGTGCGCGCGGTCGATGCTGCGGTCCAAGGCCCACTCTTCCGCGCTCTGGTTGTTCGGGTCGAGCCGAATATCAAAAACCGGGTGGTAAACCGGGTCCTGCAGCACCTCTTTGACCTTCTTGGAGAACGTCATGGCCAGCGACACGTTGTAGGAGCACGCAATGACCTCGTGGCGTGGGTTGCGCCCGAGGTGCCAGGACGGAAATGCACGGGAACACAGCTCTGATTTGCCGGAACGCGGGGGCATCAGCAGCATGAGCCGCGGGGAGAGCCCCTTGGCTACGTCATCGCTGAACTTCTCCAGCCTTCGACAGATGTCCTCGTGGACCCAGCCCGCCAGATACAGAGGGTTCAGGCGCTGCACAAACGGCAGGAGGGAGCGGCGCGACAGTACCCGGCTGGCCAGCTCTGCCTGGACGGGGCTGGGGGCTGGGGCTTTGGTCATAGGGCGCCTCGCCCATCACCCTGATCCGTGAGCAGTTGTGGGCTGGCATTGTGACCTTTCTCGATCATTTCGAGCAGCTCTGCGTCCGACATAGCGGTCAGCGTCTGCATCGTCACGTTACCGGTGACGTCCAGCTTCACCTTGTGCTCGACCGGGGCCATGTAGCCGCACATCTTGGCCACTGCAGTCCATCCGGAGATCATCGTGGCAGGTTCTGCCATGAGCTTGGCCATCTCGATGGCTTCGAGCAGACCGTCCATCACCTTCTTGCGCGACATCTGCGCCTCTGCCTCGTACTTGGCTTCGTACTGGGCCTTGAGTTTGAGGACATTGGGCATGCGGACCATGCGGTACGCGACCGTGCCACCGTCGGCGTAGCCTGCACGGGCGCTGGCGGCCAGGATCGAGTCACCTTTGGCCCAGTATTCGACAAACAGCTTCTGTTTATCGGTGAGCGGCTTGTCCGGGCTGACTGCCATTGCGCCAGCGAGTGTGCTGGTGTCCATTCCGCGTGCCCTTGCAGCTTCGGGGCCCCGTTTCTTGTCCCCGGTGCCGAGTCTGGGCTTGGGCGTGGTGTCTTCACGCTTCTCCATGATGGCGACTGATTGGGGGGTGTTTGCACGCGCGGTCATGTCGCGCATTCTAACTTAGAGGCTAGATAGTGTGGTATGTGGGGCTGGTGATTTTTTCTAAATTTTTTTCTGCTAAAAAATTTGGAGATTTGGCTTCGTGGGCCCCTCCCCCCGGGGTCAGGAAAGCCGTGCCCAGTTCGGATTCCGTTCGCATCCCGGGGAAGGGGTCCCAAGCCCATGGGTACATGGGCTTGATCGGTCATCTGTTGTGTCATTAACCCTTTAAGGAGCACATCATGCCCGATACAACCCAAACATCCACCATCAACAGTGACGACCTGGCTTATGGTCACAAGGTCATCGGCTACGCACTCCAATGCCTCGCATGGGGCTGCGCAGTAGCCATAGCGTTCAGCTGCTCATCCATCATCATGGGCATCATCATGTTCATCATCATGTCCATCGTGATGTCGCTGCTCGCAGCCCTGATACAAGTCGTCATCTTCTTCAAGGCCCCCGCTACCTCGGTAGAGGGCATCGGCCGCGTAGTCGGTGGCGCAGCCGCCCGCGTCTCTGGCCTCTTCACACGCAAGGTGCCAGCATGAGCCGCGCCGAAGACCGCGACCTCGCGCACGAACGCGATATGGCGATGCTCCGCCGTGAGCAAAACGCCGAGTGCTGGGGCCCAGACGAGCAAGCCGAGTGGGACGAACACTGCGAGCGCAACGCTGAGGATACCTACGACTACGACGAGCCTACCGACGAGGAAGAGGCCGAATACTGGGCGAGCCAAGCGTGAACGCGCGCCTCATCACACTGATGTACGACCTCGTCGGCATCGTGTTCACCATCTACTCTGGTGTTCTCCTGAACACTTAGTCCACAACCACCAGCCCCGGAGTACCGGGGCTGGATCGGTTATCTCTCTTGCTCTTAGTTCTAACTTAGGAAACATCATGGCCACCAAACTCGAACTCACTCAGCTCCTCGCTACTCGTAATGAGGAACTGCAAGCAGCACGTCTGCGTATCTCTGTTCTCGAGGGCGAACTTGCTCTGCGTCCTCGGGCTCAATCTCAAGCCAAGCCATTCGTTCGTACTCAATACGTACCACCTCAATGGCAACTCGACCGGATGGCCGCGCTCGCTGCGGCTAAAGCCGAGGCAATGCGCACTGGCCGTTG